TGAGTTTGGTGATTATCCGGATTTACAGTTTGAACTTGGTAAGATTGAAAAGGCTATTGATCTAATAGAGCATGATGATTATGAATGTTTTTTTGTTTGGAGATGTATTAAGAAAAATGGTAAGTTTAATAACTGGGGAGAAGATGGTTTTTATTTGTGGGAGTTTAATGATGATGAATGGTTCAAAGGTGAAGGTGGAAGAAGAGACAGAGGTAAAGATGAATGGAAAATATTATGTAAAATTAAAAATGAATATATTAAGAAGATGTTTTAACATATACATCTTTTATTGTCTCTATATCAGTTCCCATTTTGTTTGATAATTTCTTTTCTATCTCTTTAACATCTTTAAGTAAATCACTCGCAACTATTTTTCTTATGATTGTTGTGCTAATATTCTTATTAATGTATTTTTTACTCGTCTTGATTAACAATTGCGATATACTATTTCTTGATAATGGAAATAATGTATCTCCTACACCTAATTTATTTATCCTCATATACATTCTTATAATCTTTTCAAGAGGCTTTGAAATCTTTATCTTTTTTTCTAAATATTTTTTACTCGTTTTATAATCATTTAAAATAAACATAAGAGAACCTTTTTCAATTACAAGATAATTATTATCTCTCTTATCACTTTCACTTAAACTATTATATCCCTTCTTCCCTATGATCTTCATGTTTGAGAGATCATTTCTCATGGGGTTCTCAATTAATATGGAGAGTATCGTGTATGCCATTAATAATTTATTTTCTGATGATGTTAATGATTCTTTTTTTTTTAATTTTGGAATATTTAAATCTTTTCTTATCATTTCAATAAAAGCCCTTAACTCTTCAATAGAGATAAATGAGTTCTTCTGTTTGTCTGATATGACACCCGAGGATTGATTTTCAAGATATTTGGCATTAAGTTCATCTCTAATTTTATTATATTTCTCAATTAATTCTTTATCTTTATCTAATGCCATGAGTAAAATTATTATTGAATTATAATAATTTCTCTGTGTTGTGAAATGTTTTTCACTTAATTTCTCTTTAACTTTGTCAAAATCTTTTAGAAATCCAAAATCATCTTTCTCAAATATTTTTTTAAGTTTATTAAGGTTTCCTACATACATTTTTATTGTGCTGTCTTTAATATTTGGTCGTGCTTCTTTGATTTTTTCATTCAAGTTTTCTACTTTCATTTTATATAAATATAGATTTTAATTTCAAAAATAAATCTAAAAAAAGGAAATTATTTTTATCATATGTTTTGGTGATATGATAAACTTTAAAAAAAATGATTTTATCATAGAGATTTTTATTTATAAGGGGTATATAAGGAAAAATGATTTTATTGGTAAAATACTTCAATCTGTCCGGTATTTTTATCCATCGTTAAGGTTCTTAATACTTCCATATAAACCATTTGTGTATATGTTCCATCCGGTAATCCACCTTTAACATCACCATCAACACCACCAGCGTTCATGTGAAGATCAATACCTTTTGTGCCAACTCTCTCTCCTCTATTGAGACGGAAGCCTTGCCAAAATTGAGTTCCAGCAAGATTTCCTAACTGTGTTCTCCCTTCATAATGGAGATCGGATGAAGTTGCGTCAACAATAGCAGTTCCATTATCGCTGTATACCTCACGAGGAGTGTGGTAATGTCTCTTATCAGCATCATAAAGATTGAAGAAATGTCTTGAATTATTTTTAACATTAAGAGGATATAAAAACCTCTCATTAAAAAATAAATTACTCTCTAAAACTCCGGATGATTTTACCGCACTATGATCCGCACTTCGTGGTTTTGTCATTCCTACTGCTTGATATTTATTTAAGACGGATTGTTCTTTATTACCGGTTGGAACATAAGCACTATAAACCTTTGTTACAATCCTTGAAGCACCACCAATATTACGGATATTTACTTGTGCTGTATCATTAGCACTACGAGTTACAACACCATCTCCGTCTGTATCGGTATTAG